AGGCCGTTTTCAAGTGGATTAAGAAAGGCATGCCCACCTCCACGATTGAGGCCGCCTCGTCCTGGCGTCTAGGTCACGGTCAGCGATCGGCCCGGGTGAAGCTCCTCCCCACGGTCACGGCCCCGGAGCCGGTGGCTGATGGTGCTGATGTCGATCCGGCATCGCTCCTCGATGTCGAATCACCCGAGGCCGTCCGAGATCGGGCCCGAAAAGCCGAGCGTGCCGCCTATGCCCTTTTTCAGCAGCGTCTCGCAGCCAAGGATTTCGATGGAATCAACGCCGCCCTGAAGGCTTATGCGACCGCCAGATCGGGAAGAGCGGGTGCCGAGATGGACTTCATCAAACATCAGCAGGCAGTGGGGGTGCTGGTCGATCGAGAAACGATCAAAAGCATCCACCTCCGTCGCATCGCGGCCATCAAGGATCACCTTCTTTCCATTTCGGACGCCCTGGCGAAGCGCTGCAACCCTTCCGACCCGGGTCTGGCAGCATTGGCCCTTCAGGAATGGGCCGAGCGGACGCTTTTATCCGTCTCCGAATCATAACAAGGCATCACCGAGCATGATCGAAGAGCTGGAAATCGAAAACGAGGAAAAGGCGGCATGGATGCCACCGGCCCGCCAGACGGTTTCACAATGGTCGGAGGCCAATCTGATCATTTCGGCGCGTTCAAGCTCGTCTCCGGGCAAATACAGCACGCTCCTGACCCCCTACGTTCGCGAGCCGTTGGACAAAACGGGCGAGCTCGGCGTGAAATCGGTCACCCTCTGTTGGGCGGCCCAGACATCGAAGACCACGACCATGCTCGCGGCCCTCGCCTACCGGATCGCCTGCAAGCCCACCCCTGCCCTCTGGGCCATGCCGAGCGAGAACCTCGCCCGATCATTCAGCCGAGATCGCCTTCAGCCCCTGATCGACGATTGCCCCGCCCTTGCAGCGGAAAAACCCGAGGATCCGGACCGCTATCAAAACCTTGCGATGGCGATGCGAAAGATGAATCTCGACCTCGTCGGTGCCGGCAGCGCCTCCGCCCTGGCATCGAGGTCATGCGGATTGGTGGTGGCCGATGAGATCGACAAGTTTCCCGAGGAATCGAAACGCGAGGCCGGTGCACTGCGCCTCGTCGAGCTACGCACCCGCAATTTCCCCCAGGGGATGGTGCTCAAAACCAGCACCCCCACCCTCGACACCGGGTCCATCTGGCAGGAATGGCTATCCGGCGACCAGCGCCACTATCTCGTCGCATGCCCGTCATGCAATCATCAGCAGAAACTGGAGTGGGAGGCCGTCCGTTGGGATCAGACAGCACGACAGGATGATGCGTGGGATTTCAGGAAGGTCGCGGCCTCCGCGCACATCATCTGCGCCGGCTGCGCCAGAGTGATCGAAGAACATCACAAGAGCGCCATGCTACGCGGCGGCAGATGGGTCGCCAGCAATCCAGACGCCCCTCGAGGCGTCCACAGCTACCACCTCAATGCCCTCTATTCCCCGTGGGTTTCCTGGGGCGAGCTTGCCATTGATTTCCTCCGCGAGAAAGAAAGCCCCGGCGGCCTCCGCAGCTTTATTAATTCCACCCTCGCCCTCCCTTGGATACCGCAGGCCGCGACGATTAAGAGCGGTGAAATCGAGGAAGTGGTCAAGGCTTCCCCCGACTACCGCCTCGGCGAAATCCCCGTTGAGGATCCCGGCGTCCTCATGATGGGAGTGGACGTCCAGCAGACAGAGCTTTGGTGGGCCATCCGCGCATTTCACCTCGATGGCAGCAGTCACTTGATCGACTACGGCACGGCGATCGGATGGGAGGCGATCCGCATCACCTTTGCCAAGAAATATCCCACCCCTTCCGGAAAAGAAATCGCCTGCCAGTTCGGCATCGTCGATTCCGGCTATGCCGCGCGTTCGGCTGCGGGCGTCTACGATTTCGTCAGCGGATGGCCCCGCACCTGGGCCGCGTACAAGGGCCGCACCGTCTCCCAAGGGATGAAAACCCCCGTCGTTTTTGGGGAAATCATGTCCCGGGACAAGATGATCCCCATGTACCAGGGCGACGACGACTGGTGGAAGGAACGCCTCTATCTTCAGGCCATCCAGCGCCGCGAGGTGCCCTGGCACCTTCCCCGCGATCTGCGCCGCGACTACATCACGCAACTCACCGGGGAGCGCCTTGTCGAGAAACGCGGCCCCCGGGGGGCGACTGGACTGGAATGGCGCACCGTTGGGGCCAACCACCTTGGGGATTGTGAAAAGATGCTCCTGCTCGCCGGTGGAGAATGGCTCCAGAACAACACCCCCGCCGAACCGAGCGGACCGCTCATCACCGTGGTCGGCGAGGGATGAGTTGGAAGCCCCCGCGCACCGATGCCGAAGTGAAACGCGTCGTTTCCGAATTACGAAAAGCCCACCGGTTTCAGCCCGGCGAGCTCCACGACCCGCTCCTCGCGGCCACGCTGGCGACGATCATCCACCGGTTCGGTGCGAAATACATCACCCCGGTCGAGTACCGGCGGATCCGCCATGACAACCCTCCCCTCTGATCACTTTGGATCCGTTGACGCGGGGGATTCCGCATGACGAGAGCCCTCCTATTCAGCCGCGCCTTCACGCTGGCGGAGCTTCAGGCGATCCAGAAACAATGCACCGACCGCATCCTCTCCGGTTCCGGCCAGTCGGCGTTCGTGGCGAGCAGCAGCGCCGGAGGGCGCAGCGCGTCCATGCTCATGAACTATTCCAGCGAGGATCTGCTTGAGATCGTCCTCGAGGCGCAGGACATCCTGAACGGAAAGCTCCTCGGCCTGCCCGTCACATACATCAGCTTCGGAGGAACCTACTAAATCATGAATATCACCGCATACATCGGCCGCATGGTGGACGCCCTCGGGTGGCGTCCCAGTGAGAGACAGCTAGTCTGGGCCCGCGCCGCCGATTCCCGGACGGACATCGGCGACATCGACCGCATGCGTCTGGTGGCGCTCTCCCGCAAGCTGTACCTAAACAACCCCATCGTGAAGGGAGCCATCACCGACCTCGCTCGCTATTCGGTCGGCTCGGGATTGCAGGCTTTGCCCGATTCGGGTGATTCCGCATGGGATCAGCAGGCCGAGGACTGGTGGAAACACTGGCAGCGCTACCCCGAGGTCACCGGCAAGTTCGATCTGCCCACCCTGGAGCTCCTTGTTTCCGAGACCATCGACCGCGATGGCGAGATATTTGCCATCCTGACCAAGAGCGACGACGAACGGACGGCCCAGCTTCAGATGATCGAGGGACACCGTGTCCAGACCCCACCCGACCTAGCAGGCCGAGAGGACATCTTTGACGGCGTCCAGATCGACAAGTTCGGCCGGCCGAAGAATTACTGGATCCTCACCAGCGTCGGGGAATTCAAGAAAGTTCCTGCCCGGGACATGATCCATATCTTTGAGCCCGAGCGCTGCGACCAGGTGCGTGGGTATCCCCGGATTGCCGTGGCGATCAATACATGCCTGGACCGTGACGAGCTCCTCCGCCTCGAGATGCAGGCCGCCAAAGCCGCCAGCACCATTTCGCTCGTCGTGAAGAGCAAGACCGGATCCTCGACCGGCATGTTCGGCCCCATCACCCTCGACAATGCCTCCATCAATGACGACCAGCGCGCCATGCAGACCGTCTGGGGAGGCGGTGCGATCCTGAATGTCAGGAACGACCAGGACGTTTCCAATTTCCAGATGGAACGCCCAAATGCCAAGCTCGACGCCCACCTTGAGCAATACATTCGCGCCGCCTGCCTCGGATTGGGTCTTCCGTATGAATTTATTTGGTCGAGTGAAAAAATTTCCGGAGCGAATACTCGGCTCATCACCGCCAAGGCCGCCCGCCGGTTCGAGCAGCGGCAAAACCTTCTCATTTCCCAGTTCATGCGCCGCGTCTGGAGATACGCCGCTGCCGTGGCGATCAAGAACGGAGACCTCCCGTCGACGACCCGCTGGCATCATGTCGATTGGATCCCGCCACGTTCGATCACCGTGGACAGTTCCCGCGACGCCATGAGCGACATCGCCTTGGTCGAGGCCGGTCTCATGTCCCGCGCCGAGTATTTCGGAAACTACGGCCAGAACTGGCGCAAAGAAATCGCCCAGATCAACAAGGAACGAAAGGACATGGGCCCCCTCACCCCGGAGCCCTCGCCCGTCGTGTTGCCTTCACCCCTTCCCCCGAGACCACAGGCCGACATCGTCGGAATGCCGCAGGCTTAAAGGATGAATCGGTAAAGCGTTGACGCTCCCACCGGAGCGTATGAAATTTCCTTCCATTTCCGTCATCACGGCGGGCCCTGCGCTTGGTCACGGTTGCTTTATCGATGCCACCACGCTTCAGCAGGTGCTGCAACTCGGCAACGAGAACGCCCCGCTGAAAGTTTTCCCCGATCACAACGAGACCGTCACCGACTTGATCGGTGCCATGTCGAATTTCTACCTCGACGGCGACCAGGTGAAGGCCGACCTCGACTTGATCGAGGAGAATCCCCTCTCCGGTTACTATGCCAAGATCCTCGACATTTTTCCCGATCAGTTGGGTTTTTCGATTGCCTGGACGGGAGGATTGGAGGAAATCGACGGCCAGCAATTTGCCCGCATCACCGACCTCACCAGCGTCGATCTGGTCAGCCAGCCGGCGGCCAACGAGGGCGGACTCTATTCGGCCAAGATCGGATCCCGGAAGCTGAAAGCGTCGAAGGCTGCCAAGTCATCCCAAGCTGCCAAAGTGCAAAACCGCACCATCGCCCCGAGCGACAAGGGACTCACCCCCGAGGAGATTGCCGCCGATTCGCTTCCGCAGCCGGTCGTCGACGCCCCCGCCGACGTCGCCGAGACCCTGCCCGACGTCATCGAGCAGATGCCCAAGCAAGTTGACAGCGAGATTTTGGACACTATGTCGACCGACGCCAACCCCACGCCCGTGACCGCCGAAGAGGCGCTCTCCGCCGCGCTTGCAAAAGCGCTCGAACCCATCAACGCCGCGCTCTCTTCCCTGAACGAGAAGCTCGAGGCCCTTGCAGCCGCCGAGGCGCAGGAAGTCATCGGCGACAAGGCCGCCCCGATGGATGAGGACGAGGGAATGGCCGCCAAGCTCGCCGAGATTACGGCCAAGCTCTCCGTCCTGGAGACCGCCGGATCCGGTAGCGCACCCGTCGCCGGTGGAGCATTCGAGCAGACCCCCGTCGACCTCGCCGAGACCTACGCTTCCCTCACCGGGAAAGAGCAGTTTGCTTTTGCCAAAAAGCACTTCAACAAGCTCCGCCACATCCTCGTCAAGTAAGCCCCGCACCCTTCACCTCTTAACTCTAACCACCCACGACCATGTCCGTCTCCCTGACCTCACTCAACGACAACCTCATCAGCCAGCTCGCCCTCGAGGCGTTCGTGCTCCAGATGGCTCCCCTGGCGAAGTTCTCGACCAGCTACTCCGCCGACGCAGCCCGTCGCGGCACCGTGATCAGCGTTCCCATCGTTTCCAACATTGTTGCGACCACGGCCTATCCCGCCTATGAGTCCGCCGATGCCGGATCCGCCAGCGCCGCCCAGGTTTCGATCACCAGCTACCAGAAGGCCACGATCGGCGTCACCGATCAGCAGTTCCATGGCAGCAGCTTCGTTGATGTCGAGAAGTTCGCTTTCCAGCAGGGCAAGGCGGTCGCCAAGGCCGTGTTCCAAGATGTGATTGGCGGCACGGTCGGCGTGACGGCCGGATCGAACGCTTTCACCAGCGTCACCATCACCAGCGGGGCCAGCGCTTTCACGGTTTCCTCCGTGCGCAGCGGTCGTGCGACACTCGTCAAGAACGGCGCCGCGATCGAGGATTGCGTCATGCTCCTCAATCCTGACAGTTTCTCCAACCTCCTTTCCGATTCCACCAATTTGCTGGCGAACCTCGCCTTTGGTGGCGACGCGATCAAGGAAGGCAAGCTCCCCAAGGTTCTCGGCCTCGAGACCCACGAAGTCAGCGCCCTGCCGACCACCAACAACATGCTCGGTTTCATCGCTCACCCGAGCGCGATCGCCCTGGCCGTCCGTCCCCTCATCCCGCAGGACAACAGCTACTACATCGAGAGCCGCGTCGTCGAGGACGAGGCCACGGGTCTGGCGATCACCTATCGCCGCCACTACGCCCCCGCCAACGGCACCCACTGGGTCTCGATGGAGTCCCTCTACGGGTACACCAGCGGCATCACGGGTGGCGCAGTGATCTGGCACAACTGATCCGGTTAGTTTCCTAACGCGCACAAGGGGATCCTTCGGGATCCCCTTTCTGCTTTTCAGGGGGTATCAGGCAAAGGTTTTCCCGTTAAGTTGACAAGTCGGGATGCCTGAATATGCATCCGAATAAACCCGAAAATCCCGTCAGCTTTCTCCCCGGCAAATCCCTCGCCCTCTGCGTCATCGCGGGGAATGTCGAGAACTACATCGAACGGTTCGTCCGTTCGTTTCAGAAACTCACCCCGCACATCTTCGTCGTGCGGGCCGTCGGAAACCAGGTGCCCGATCGCACCCTCGAGATCGCGCAGTCGATGGGGTGCCAGATCAATGTTTATTATAATTCCCCCGAGCATGCCGACTGGTCCCATGTCGACAATTTCGGCGCGGCCCGCCAGATGGCCTTCGACCTCGGCACGGCAGCCGGTCATCAGTTCCTCATGTGGGCCGACACCGACGACTGCATCGATCCGGAGAGCGTGACAGAAATCCATTCCCTCCTCCGGGAACAGGAATTCGACTGCCTCTATCTTCCCTACCGCCTTTCCAATAACAACCTTGCCCCCGTCCGCGAGCGCATTGTCCGGGCCGGCACATTCCGATGGCAGGATCGGGTGCATGAAAGCCTCACCGCCGTGATCGAAGCCCCCCGCTATCTCCGGGGAACGCATGCCGAGGTCACCCACATGCCGGGAACCCATCGCGCCGATGCCCCGAATGCCCGCAACACCCGCATTTTGGAAAGCCTTCGCAAAAAGGACGGAAGCCTCCTGCCCCGGTGGTGCTTCTATCTCTGTCAGGAATACGAGGTCCAAGGACGCAAGGAGGAGGCGATCCGAACGGCCTTGGAAGGGATCAAGGGATGGCAAGCCGACCGTGGCACCCTCCAGTCGTGCGAGGCCTTCGAACTCTACGTCATGCTGGCGCGTTGGGGATCCGAGCCGAATGCCAAGCTCGCACTTCTGCGCGAGGCGTGGGCGTTGGAACCCTGGCGTCGCGAGGCCCTCGCACTCATGGCCGGTGCCTATGCCGACCTCGGATCGGCAGCGGAATGCCTTGCCCTGGCACGCATGACCGTATCCCTCCCCGAGCCGCAGCTTCAACCCTGGACGCACCGTTCCAGCATTTACCGATGGGGCGGCGTTTATCTCTACACAATGGCTTTGCGGATGAACGGGATGACGAGCGATGCCGATACCATCGAGGAGCAGATGTTCCGACAGAACGGATCGATGATCTCCATCATCCACCCCACGCATGGACGTCCGGCAGCGGCCGCCCGGGTGCGATCCCTCTTTTTGGAACGCGCCCGCCACCCCGAGCGCATCGAGTACCTTTTTGGATACAACGAAGCCGACACCGAGAGCGCCGCGATCCTTGGCCGGTTCCGCCATGCCGTCAGCCCCGCGTTCGACGATCCGGCAAAGCCGACCACCGTGGCAAATGCCAATGCCGCCTACGCCAAAAGCTCCGGCCAAATCCTTGTCATGGCAGCCGACGACGTCGAGCCCCCCTTCTGGTGGGACGAGACTTTGCTCCAGCAGATCGGCGATCCCACCCAGCCGGCCGTCCTCGAGGTCGGCGACGGTTACCGAACAGACGATCTCCTCGCCCACCCCGTTTTCACGCGGATCGTCCCGGCTTTGCTCGGCCTTCCCCCGGGGGAAATGTTCTCCAGCGATTACGATCACCTCTTTTTCGACACCGAGTTCACGTTCCGCGCCCGCAGGGCACGCCTGGTGAAACCCTCCACCCTCACCCTGACCCATCACCATCCCCTCTTTGAGCCGGTCGAATTCGACGCCACCTATCAGCGCGGGAACAACCCCGAATCCTACGCCCGGGGCGAGGCGACCTACCTTCGCAGGAATCCCGACGCTTTTGGGCCAACCGATCTGATTGTATGAAACCCGAATCCGAGAAAGTAAAGAAAGCCAAGGCCGACCTTGCCCAGGCAAAGGCTGGCCGATGGCGCAATTTGCGAGAAAACCAAGCCGGCAAAGGGGACAAGCCCCGTCATAACCTCAAAGCCTACGCTGAAGGCTGGGACGCCATTTTTGGAAAATGAAACGAAAAAAACTTGTTTTCAAAAAACTCACCCCGGCCGAGAAATTGCTCGCCCAGTTCCGGAAAATTCAGGAAACCCGACGCAAAGCGGAAAAAACCGTTTCATCGGATCCCACGCCATGAAATTCGCCTTTCCTTTTTTTAAAAAGAAACCGGCACGGCCCTCCTATGTGGACAAACCCTCCTATGTTTTTGGAGCGATCCATCCGAAACCCCTGCTGGGATGGCCCGAGGGGAAAATCCGGTTGCGTCTTCGTCACGATGATTTCGGCAAGGCATGGGTCAGGAATTCCGAAGGGATCCGGGCCTATGTGATCGAGGAAAAGAACGGGTGCTGGCGTCCAGGATTCATGACGGCGGCCAACTTGACACCCCCCCGTCAGTAAATGAACGCCGCTTCCGTCCTCCTTGATGTCGCCCTGGGCGATCTGGCCGGAATCGCCGGTGAAACCCTGACCTTTTCCGCGGGATCGGTCACGGCCGTCGTCAGCGCCGTCGATTTTCAGGACGAGTACCAGATGGGGGGCCATAACGTGAAACATGGGGTCACCGCCGCCGTCCGCCGCAGCGACCTTTTTTTGGCCGGGATCCCCTCGCCCGGGATCGGCGACCTTTTCAACTACAACGGACTTACCCTTCAGGTCATCCGCGTCGATTATGAGGCCAGCGGACTGACCCTGACCGCCTCGGAGGTCAGCGTATGACGCTCGAGAATGCCATCATGGCGGCCGTCACGGCCCGGCTCGCTGCCGTCGGAGGTCTTTCCGGCGTTTCGATCGTCCAGGGAAACGGCGACGAGGTGCTCACCGTCCCCCGCATCGCCGTCGAGGCGACCCGTGAGGCCGTGGCAATCCCCGGCTTTGCGGTCTATGGGGTCAAACTCGAGGTCGTCGTCACGGCCAATGCCTGGGAGCAGGCGCAGGGCGGCACCTCGGGAAATGCCGAAATTGAGAACCTTTTTGCCCTGGTCGAGGGATCCCTCACCGGCGACCTCACCGAGCTCACGGACGGCGACGTCATTGTCCACGGGGCGCGTTGGGACGGCGGGGTCAGTGATCTGCGCCAGAATCGCACCATCTCCCGCACCTGGACGATCACACTCATGGCAAGCCCGCTGACGGATTGAAAAAATCAAATTGATTAGGAATTCAGGAATTTAAGAGCAGCATCAATAAACGGCCACTGCCTCCTTTCCTCGGATGAAAATCTGACAGGGACAATGGCGAGGTCGGGTGGGACGCCCTGGCGGGTAATAAAAGATCCCTAAACCTTGGAAACCCGGATGTTGAAAAGGATGGGCCCGTCCGTTCTCTTTTCCTGAGTTCCTGAGTTCCTGATTAGTTGATGAAGTTTCTTTTTCGGATCAGTTGACACATCGGGGAATGCATTATGGCATCCCTCATCGGCATCACCTCCGGCGTCACTTTCGGCCTCTCTTCCGAAACCGGCATCCTCGTCCAATCCTTCAGCCTCACCGCAAATGCGGAAAAGACCGAGGTCAAGAACCATCAGGGTGACGTCGCCCTGGTCGCCTACCATAACAACAAGATGACGGGATCCGTCGCCGGAACGGTCGCCGGTGGCAGCGGAGTCGCCGCAGCATCGGTCGCCGCCTCCCTCACTCTCGCCAACCTCGAGACACTCGGTGGCATGACCGGCACGGCCTATGTCGATTCCGTCGGCCTGACCAAGGGAGCCGACAAGTTCGCCGACCTCAACGTCGCTTTCACGATCTACCCGTCGCTCGGCAATAACTAACCCGGCCTGATCGGGTCGGATTGAAGAACTCGCCATGAATAACGAGACGGACATGCTCAAGGGTGGATGGTTTTCCACCACCGATTTGAAGCTCGCCGTTTCGCTTCATGCGGCGGGGTTTCCGTTTCGGGAACAGGCAGAATGCACGCGACTCCTCCATGAGGGTCGCGAGAGCTTTACCTGGCATTTCCGGACGACCAATGGCGAGGGACGCAAAATCGATGAATTTGTTTCCCAATGGGAAAAGCCTGCTTCCGAGGATCTGCCTCGCCCAGATTCGCTCGTTTGTTTCTTCCTTGCCCGCGAGATCATGTTTGCGCGGACGCACATCATCGCCGAGAGCCACCGTGTCCCGCAGCACCGCCTCCTCCAGCGCGGGGACAAGCGTTTGCTTGTCACCGGCCGCCTCGGCCGCGAGGAACGCGACGGCCTTGCCCGGCTGGCAAGCTAGGGATTCCCATTTCCGATGAAAAACAAAAACCTGAACAACCCGAAAAGCAACCTCGCCGAGGAACTGGACGATTTTGACGCGATCAACAGGGAACCGATCGACACCGACAAGCGAAACGGCGAACTCGACGCGGATTTGCTCAAGAGCGGTGAAGAAATTGCCGGCATCGAACTTCGCCCCATCAGCGCGGGGGATCTGGCCCTCCTGCTCAACGTCGGCGTCGGGATCGTGATCGGCAAGATGGATTCCCTCATGTACGACGTCGGGGCGATCCTCTGGTCGCAAAGCGCTCCCCGGGAAGAGGTGCGCCGCATGGCTGCCGACAAGGAAGCGTTCCGGGAAAAGGTCTACGCATTCCTCGACGAATTCGATCCCTCCCTTTTTCAAGACGCCACGCCGCGCGTCGTCGGATTGATCGAACGGATGAACAAGGCCCGCACTTCGCTCAAGGGCACGGGCGCACCCGGGGAACCGGCCAGCCCAAAAGCTGGCGGCCGGGCTGGCTGATCGCTTACATCGCCGGACTGGCCGAAAAAACATCCTGGTCGCACGATTACATCCTTTGGGAACTTCCCTTTTCCGAAGGGCAGCGCCTCCTCGATTACCATGTTTGGGTCGGGGATGGGATGCGTCCGGGAAAGCTGCTCCGGTGGGCCGATGACGTTTGGGAAATCGACCCAGCCGATGGCGTTGACGCCCCGACGGAATCGTGAAAAGCAAGGTTCATATCGACGACTCCCGGCTGATGAAACGGCTCGAGAAATATGAACAAGTTACCGGGAAAACCATTGGCGATTCCATGCGACGCTCGGCACGCCTCTTGGCCGTGAATCTGGCATTTTCGACACCTCCCTACGGGAACAACGACTCTTCCCGCAAACTCGGCGAACGCGCCGTCCAGAACGACATCCTCCGGGTCTACACCCCGGCCGCCCCGATCAAGACCAAGTTCGAGACCAAAATACTTTCACTGCGTGAAACCGCGCGCCGATTCCTGACGCGCGATTTCGATCTCCGCGACGCGATCATCGCCGCCATCGATGCCGGAAACCGGATCCACAACCGTCATGCCGACAATCCGCAAAAAAAGACCACCAAGAAATCGAAAGCCCTTGGTCAGTCGGATTTGGTGACGATCCTCAAGAATGCCCCGGGATTCAACCGGCTCAACGTTTCCACCGGGGTCGATGTTTCCCTGCATCACAAGACCCGCAACGCTTACGGCCGCGTCCAGAAAGGGTGGAAAGGCCGTGAAATCGTTTACAATTCCAAAGAGCTCGAGACCTACATCAAGGAAAAGCAGGAACTTGTCGGCATGACCAAGGCCGGATGGGCCAAGGCTGCCGTCCTGGTAAATGCCCCCGTTTCCAACGCCCTCCGGGGGATCTCGGCATGGGTCAGGCGTCACACCGACCATGTCCAGGCAGCGGTGAAGGATGAGAGCGAGAAAAAGGAACGCCCCCTTTACACGCTGACCAGCAAGGTGCCGTGGGCCGACAAGGCGACCCGCGAAGCGGCCTACAAGGAAGCCAAACGGATCGCCCGAGAGAAATTCTACAAATCCCTCAACAAGGAAATCCGCGAAGCGCTTAAGAAAGCGCGGGCCGAGTCGATGACATCCGGAGCCACTGCATGAGCGACGTATCCATTTCGATCGGAGTTGAGGGGAAAGAACAGACGATCGCCGTTTTCCATGAAGTCGGCCAGGCTTCCAAGGAATTCGGGAATGCCCTCTTGGAGCATACCAAAAAGCTCGGGGAGCTTTTTCTTGGCTATGAAAGCGTCGTCAAGGTGGTCGAGCAGTTCAAAGCCGCAATCGAGATGGGGGGTCAGCTTTCCGAGCTTTCGGAACAGACCGGAGTCTCGGCGGGGAAACTCGTCATTCTTCAAAAGGCCTTTGAGAACACCGGGATGAGCGCCGAGGATGTCGGGGGATCCTTTGCCAAAATGCAGAAATTCCTCGAAGCCGCTTCCGAGGATGGATCCAAAGCAAGCGACGACCTCCGCAAAATCGGACTCTCCGCCGACGAGCTCAAAGGGCAGAAACCCGAGGAACTCTATCGCACCCTGGCAAACCAGATCGGATCCCTCCACGATCAATCGCTTAAAACTTCAAGCGCGATGGAGATTTTCGGTAAGAGCGGATACCGCGCCCTCACCCTTTTCAGTCATTTCGACGAGGAGATCAAGGATGCCAAGGATTCCCTCGGCGGATTGCCCGAAATGGCCGACAAAAATGCCGATGCGTTTCAAAAGGTGGGCGACGGGCTCAAGGAAATCGCCCAAAAGGGCAAGGAATTCGCGTTTGGGGCCCTTGCCCCGGTGATCGATTCCCTCGGGGTGCTCACCGACAAGCTCAAGGATTTCAAGGCCGCCGATTACGGAAAAGAGATTTTCCAATCGTTGAGCGAGCCGGTCAAGGCGTTGCTCGAATTGCTCGCTTCCGGGGAATTCAAGAAATCCTTCGGACTCCTTTTTGATCTGTTCAAGCTCCAAGGTGAGAAAATGATCAACGAGGCGGTTAGGATCGCGCAATCGATCGGGGCGGCGATCCAGACCGTTTTTGGCGAGATTTTCGGAGGGAAATCGCAGCTTGGCGATTACCTGATGCGCTTTTTCCGGCTGATGGGGGATTTCCTCAAGCAAATGCTCTATGAGGGAATCGGTTCGGCAATCGCCGGCATCCCCGGCCTTGGGAAACAATCGGACGCCCTTCTTGAATCGGCCAAAATGCAGGGGGATTATATCGCCAGCGACATGCTTGCGATTAAATCCGGAGCCAATGCTGCCGCCGTCTCCCTGGAGAAAGTTTCCGAAAAAGCCGCCAAGGCCGGTCTCGACACCTATCGCAACGCGGCCGACGTCATCGACACCGCCAGCCAGGCGGCCAAGGTCAATGCCGCAGCCGTTTCCGGTTTGGAGATCGCCCGGCATGATCGTGAACAGGAAAAGCCGCATCAGGCCGCCAGTCATGAGGAGAAACGCGAGGTGGCCGGATATTCGGGCACGAAATCTTACTCTTTCGGAACCGATTCGGGGAAAACTGGCAAAACGACCCAGAATGTCGATCCGGCGCAGTTCAACCTGAACACCGGCATTTTCAAGAACACCGAGAACCTTCCCGGGATCGTCCAGGCGCAACTTGCCACGGCCAGCGACGAGATCAGCAAGGGGCCCATCGCCAAACTCTATCAGGAACGCATCCAGCGCGCCGACAAGAGCGGGGATTTCGCCACTTCAAGATCCCTCGAGCTCGAGAACAAGAACCGCGAACGCGCCGAGGCGACCGAATACCTCCGCCGGCACATGAGGGACAACCGCGAGATGAACGACTATGTGCAGAAGAATGGAGGCCCCGTCGAGGCCGCCAAAAAACTGACCGGCGCGGCCGGGGCAGCCAAGGAAGCTACCCCGATGGATCAGATCCTGAAACTCATCGCCGATCATCTGCCCAAGATCGACACCAACACGGCGGCATTCGCCGTCCTTACCTAATCGAATACCATGCCCGGCCCCACCTACATCGGAAACACTTCCCAGCTTTACACGCTCCCGGCCGACACGTTGGTCGTCCAACCGAGCAAGCTGGCGGTGCTGACCCGCAGCTATGCCTGCGCTAATTCCTACGTCGATTCCGCCCGGGGACAGCTTGCGGTCGGATCCTCTCCCTCGGGATTCGGAAACCTTTACCTTTTCCGCAAACCTTCGGAATCCAACAATGGTGCGATCACGACGTTTCAGTGCCAATATTACGGCACCCTCGCGGCAAGTGACTTTTACCAGATTTATCAGACTACCTCGACCGAGGTAAGATCCTTCACGGCGTCGCACAGTTACACGGTCAAGGGGCTTTCCGGCCAGCAGACCCTTTCGGTGACCGGGAAATACATGGCACCGGTCATCACGCAGACGTTTGTGCGGCCAACCGATTCGGCTTTGAGATACACGATTCCTGCCATGCAGGCATCGGTGACGGCCTTGGAAGT